GCTGATGGCACCGCCCCAATGGTAGTTACATCAACAACAAAAGTTACAAACTTAAACGTTGAACAAGTTGACGGTTTCCATGCATCACAATCTGCATCAGCTAACACTATTGTTGTTCGTGATGCTGGTGGTAACATTAACACTGTGATATTGTCAGCTAGCGGTAACGTAACTGGCGGTAACATCCTAACAGGCGGATTGGTATCTGCCGCTGGTACAATTACCGGAACGACAATTACTGGTTCGACTCTAAGTTCTACAGGTAACGTTAACACAGTTGGTATTGCTGGTACAGGTAATATTGTTACCACTGGTAACATTACTGGCGGTAACATTTTAGGTACATTAGTTGGCGGTGCAATCACTGGTACATCAGTAAGTGTAAGTGGTACAATTACTGGCGGTGCAATCACCGGTACAACGCTGAGTTCTACCGGTAACGTTAATACTGTGGGTGTTGCGGCAACTGGTAACATTTCAACCACTGGCAACGTATCAGCTTCGTATCATATAGGTACAGTAGTTTCTGTAACAGGGGCGATAACAGGCGGCACAATTACTGGTTCTACATTGAGTTCAACGGGTAACGTTAATACTGTTGGTATAGCCGCTACAGGTAACATCTCAACAACTGGTAACATTACCGGTGGTAACATTATTGGTAGTGGCTCTGCACTATCGGGTGTTGTTACATCCGCAGTTGCCGGTACTGGTATTAGCGTTTCGGCAGCAACTGGTGCTGTTACAATTACTAACACCGGTGCTACTAGCATTGTGGCTGGTACAAACATTGCAGTAAGTGGTGCAACCGGTGCCGTTACAGTAAGTGTAACAGGTACAGTTCCTACCGCTACCACAGCCACATACGTAACAGGTTTAACAAGTGCTAACGTAACAACAGCATTAGGCTTTACACCTTATAATGCAACCAACCCAAGCGGTTACCAAACTACTTCTGGATACGTAGCTACAGTATCGGGTGCGTCACAAGGTAACATTACGTCACTTGGCACGCTGACTGGCCTAACAATTAACAATGGTACTACTGCAATTACTAACGCTGCTACAGCAGGTACTGGTAACATTGGTGCTTCAGCAGCCGCTGGTTTCAACACAGTATTTGCAAAAGCAACATCAGCACAATACGCTGACTTGGCAGAAAATTACGCAGCAGACGCTGAGTATGCACCAGGTACAGTTTTAGTATTTGGTGGCAACCAAGAAGTTACTATAGCAACTGAATCTAGCGATGCACGAGTGGCAGGTGTAGTATCTACTAATCCAGCTCATTTGATGAACTCTACTTTGGATGCAGAATATGTTGCAGCCGTAGCGTTGACAGGTCGTGTACCAGTTAGCGTTGTAGGTACAGTACGCAAAGGCGACATGATGGTATCTGCAGGTGGCGGAGCAGCTCAAGCATGTGCTACACCAACAATGGGTACAGTAATTGGTAAAGCGATTGAAAACTTTGACGGCGAGTCGGGTGTAATTGAAATCGTTGTAGGACGCTTATAATCCAGCAAGCTCGCTCTGTTCGACAGCAGCGAGCTTTTGTTGCACAACTTCTAGATTCACAGTATTCCATAATCCAGGATGCATGGGTTTGGGCCATGTTCCGTGCCCGATCCAGGCATACCCTAAATGTTCGTGGTTTAGCACAGGAACAAACTCTTCTTCAACAACACACACCCAGGTATTATACTCAAACACACTATCTGCGGATGTAAATTTTTCTAGAGGCATCAATCGAGTGTAATCGGGCATGCTGCCTAATTCTTCAATACACTCACGTTCCATTCCACCTAGCAGAGTTTCCCCAGCTTCTATCTTGCCACCAGGAAGTCCCCAAGTGTATGGATGCTTTGTGTCGTTGCGTAGTAGATATAGATAGCGGCCAGTTTGGTTGCATAAGAACCAAACCCCTACTGCTTTTACAGAACCAGGCTCCACGCCCCTGGTGGGTACACGCCCTGATAACTCTTTATCCATTCTTGCCCAGTCCATTCATATTGTGTACCAGTAGTTATGTTAGTTACATACTCAGTGCTAGTAATATCTTGACTAACAAACATAACACGCCAACGTGTGCCATTCCACTCAATAATGTCGTTGGCTTTGGCAACTAATGGTTGACCGCCATCTCCTAACCAGGAACTAGGGTTACCAAAGTTATCGTAATCGCCTGTTGATTCAGTAAGCAAATAACGCTGACCTAGTGTAGGCAATGGTAATCCAGAATCCGGACCGCTAACTAGTGGATCGATAATAGCATCAATTGGTGCAAGAGTATTTTGAGGGGCAGTATCTGGATCAACATCAAACAACACTAGTCGATCATCAGTAGGATCTATTACAATAGTACCTACAATAGGATTATCTGTATTTGGGGCGGCAATAGCAGGACGATTTAATCTAATCTGACTAATGCCTGGACGGTATGCACCATACATATTAAGAATAGCAGGCCATAACAAGCTACTATCTGCTACGATCGCAGTAGGATCCAAATCTTCATAACTGCCATTTGGCACAATAGTAGGATCATACAAACATTGAATCTTGTTATTGATAACAACCAGTTTGTAATTATACGGTGTAAACATTTGACGAGTACCTAGTAGCAAGTCATTGTTTGTGATAGAATCCATTGCATCACCTGATGCATCAAATATACCAGCAATAACACGTTCAATAACACCCAACTTCTTGATCTTAGCAGGACTAGAAATCCAGATAGGAGCACTGAACTTCATGGTCATAATATCAATTGGATTTTCTGTACCCATTGGTATGTTTCTTGACGTCCATGTAGTTGAATCAAGATATAGAACACTTAGACTTGACCAGTCAATATAGTTGTCTGTGCTTTGTATTTCCAGTGAAGGATTGAACAGCGTTGAAATTTGCTCAAACAACTGTAATTTTTGATTTGTATTAGAAGTCCAAATATCCAGGCTAATGGTTAATTTGTACGGTACAGGCATCAAGCGTTCAACAGTAAATGCGTTACCTTGTGTAGTGTCGTATGTTTCAGTAGTTGGATCATACTTGCGTTGACGTACTTGTGTATTGCTTACAAAGCTAGGATCTTGTAATCTATCTCTAGCATAATCTAAACCAGAAATATAAAAAGTCATCATCGGAGTCGATGGCAAACTGCTAGCTGAGTTTTCTTGAATGATGGTTTGTGCGTTACGACTTGCATCTCCATAACGCACAGGAACACGCAACAACGTAGCATTGTTGACCCCGTCATTTTCGTTGCCGTACATTACTTGAAAGTTACTAAAAATTCTAGTGAACTGTAGCAAGTACTTGCGTATCTGTGCATCGTAAAAAAAATTGCTGCATAATTATCCGTAGTATGGTGGTGGGTTAGGTGGCAAATTGCCACCCTGGTTGCCGTTGTCTGCTTTGGGTTTAAGTGCTTGACTCAAACTCTGACGCTGTGGAATATTGCCCTGATCTGTAGTAGGCGTAGTGTATGTATTGTTAACAAAGCTAGAGCGTAAAGTTTGGTTGTTAGGTCCGTTGTTGAGATCAGTACGAACTTTATCTTCTATTCGAATCCACATAACACCATTGAAACGGAACAACCGATTTGGCTTGTAATCCAAGCGTAGACAGTAATCGCCAACAACAGGATGAACTGGGAAATTAACTCCAGGAGTAACTGGTAATCCGTTAGGAGCTATACCATCGCCTGTTAAGTAGCCCATGGTGTAACCGTCTGAATCAGGAGTTACATTCATGCCTCCTTGTGTGCCATCAACAGTAGCACCGTTCATAGTTGTTAAACTGGTTGGATTAGCAGGTTGTCCATCTACTGTCAGTGGCTCGATGTAGAACTTAGTAACATCGTAACCAGACTTAGGAACTTCTGTGTCTGCTTGTGCCAAGATATCGTCGTTGATGGACAAATCTTTGTTGCGTGTGCTTTGAATATCACTGATGGTTGGCGGTGTGTACGGTGCCCAATAATTTGTGTCCGTGATATCTGTGCCAGCAGGCACGTTCTGAATGGCTCTGAAATACACGTTGCCTTGATTTACAATAGTATTAGTTGGATAAAAGTTTCCATTATCCCAGATATTTTCTTCCACAAATGGTTCGTCCAGTATTTTAGAGTATTCTTGTTGATTAGTTAGCGGCGTTGCTTTGATACGCCACAAATGTGGAAGCCAAGTTTGGCTAAAACCCTCGGATGCATAGTTAGCATCTTGAATTACATAATATCGTGGTAGTGATTTTGGAATGTTAGAATTCAGCGGATTGTAATCTTTTAAGTTTGGAACTTCAATAACATCACCGTTCATGAGCTTGCGACCAAATGTGTCAATCATGTCGTTGTAGTGGAAAGTCATAAACAGTGTATCAGAGTTTAAAAACAAACCAAATTGCGTCAAGTCAAAATCAACGTCTTGTGTGCGATAAACGCCACGCATGACATAAATGTTGGTGTCGTAGATTCTGTCGCGGTTTTCAAGCAACAGCAAATCTTGAATGTTTAGTACACTTTGAGTTTCGTAAACTGGTTGCGTAGCATCAAAATTGCCTGAGCCAGGCACGTCAGCACCGCCAGTTTGAGCACCCATGTACTTGTGGACATAAATGTCCAAAC